TTGGTTGTAGTACACTAATTCCGTTTTCGTTTAACGTAGGTATAACTGCCTCACGGATTGCGTTTAAATCAGCGTATTTTGATTTAAAGAATGGATTTGTAGCACCCTTTTTAGGATTGCTCATTTCAGATTGTGCCTTAAGTAAGGCGGTTGCAATTTGTTTCATAAGATAAAGATATTTAATTAATTAAGATTTTCAAAGATAAGAATTAAAACGATATACTCAAAGAACTTTTGCGTATATTTTCGCTTACTTTTGGTACTTCGCAAATATTTAAATAATTTTGTTGATAATTATAGGCTTCTATTTCAGTATTAAATCTACCTAAATTTTTAACCTTATTATTAATAAATACTTTTGCTACCCATTTATTTCTTGTTTTATCAAAAAAAATATTATTATATATTGAAGTAACTTTTTTTCTTTTAATTATTATATTTTCATTTTTTTCAATTGCTTTTAAAGCGTTAATATAATATTTACTAGCTTCAATTTCAGTATTAAAAGAACCTAAAGTTATTCTTTTTTTATTAAAAACTATTCTTGAAATCCATTTATTAATTTTTTTACAAAATCTAACTCCAACATATTTTGAACTTGATTTTAAATGTTTTCTATTTGAATTTTCTCTTGTTGTTACTATTTCTAAATTAGTAATTTCATTATTAGTTTTATTAAAATCCTTATGATTAACAACTAAATTACATCCACAAGGTTTATGATTTAAAAAAGCCATTGCAACTGCTTGATGAACTTTAATTGTTTTTCTTTTTTGTTTGTTTGTAGCTATAAAATATTTATAACCACAAACACCTTTATAAGGTTTTAAAATTTTTTCTTTACCATAATGTAAACTTTTTACATTACCTAAATTGCTTACTTGATATATTCCTTCGTAGTTTGGAATATCTTTAAAAATTTCATTCATAATAAAAAATAAACCCTTTAATCAGCACCGCCAAGTAAACTGAAAAAAGGGTTTTAATTAAACTTTTAAATCTTGGCGGATTTCAAATACAAATATACAAATTAAAATGATATACTTAAACTTGATTTACGAATATTTTTTGAAACTTTTGTAACTTCTATACCATTTTCATCAAATATTAATTCTTTTGAATTGGTTGCTACTTTTATTAATTCAGCACGTTGTTTTAATTTTTCTTGTAATTCAGCATAAAACCAATCTTCAATATAATTTAAAGTTTCACCGCCATTGCGATACGTTCCTTTGATTCCGAATGCTTCGAAGTTTTCCGCTGGTAAACTATTTTTAAGTTCATCAGTAACAATTGATAGTACTTCGTTTACTCTGACTGCTTGTGCGAATAATTCCATTTTATCCATTTCACCACTATCTAATAAGTTAGTAGTAAATTTCTTTGCAGAAAGTTGTAATTCTTTACGACTTGGTAAGAAGTTATTAGTGTTAACTTCCTGTTCTTGCATCATCATTAATAAATTTTTTGTTGCTCCCATAATTTTAAAGTTTTAAATTTTGTCAAAGATATAAAATATTTTTTTATTAATTCAATTTATTTTTTTTATTATAAATTATTTTATGGTATACTTTATTAACCGATTCCTTATTCGTTCCCATTTTGTAGTAGTAATCTAGTACTCTTTTAATTCTTTGTAATGGTGATTGTTTCATTTTAAAAAACGATTAGCCTATACATCGTGAGGTTTTAAAGATAAGTTATATAAAATCAAATCACGTAATTAATATTATCTTATCTTTTGGTTAATTAAAATAAAGTCAAAGTTGCATTCATTTCTTCAACGCAATCTTTATGGTTTTTTGAATTAAGAGCAAAGTAAGATTCTTTTAATTCAATTGATATACTTTTACGATTCATTTTTAAAGCACAAAAACCCTCGCTACCAATCCCACCAAAAGGACTAAAAACTGTTTCATTTTCATTTGAATATAAATGTATTACTCTTTCAATAGTATCTAATTGTAAAGGACAAATATGCTTTTCATCATTTCCATCTCTACCACTTCTATATTGTAAGGTTCTTGAATAATCAATGTCATACCAAACAGGACTTGCATATTTTTGCCACAAATCAACTGGTAAATAATCTCTTTGGCTTGCGTCTTTATCTTGATGAGTTATTGGAGTTTCATTTTCTCCCTCGTTTCTAAAAAATAAAACATAATCAGGAATACCTACCCTTGTCATTGAACTATCTTTTTTAATAGTTTTATGAAGTAAACCAAGTGCCTTTGTTCTTTGCATTTCAGTTACAGGATTTTTCCAAATTGTAACCCTTGAATGATAAATAAAACCCTCACTTTGAAACCAATCAATTAACATTCCGCTAAAATCACGCAAACCAATATAACCTTCTTTACCTTTTTGAATTGGTAAATCCATACAATGAACTGCACAAATACGCCCACTTTTAAGAACTCTTTTTAATTCAGGAATAAGATATTTAAAATGTTGTTCAAATTGCTTATAATCGCTAACATTACCCATGTCCTCTTCTTTGTCTGAATAAACGTATAACTCGGCAAAAGGCGGACTAAAAACAACTAAATCAGCTGAATTATCTTGTAACTTTTTACTTTCTTGAACGCAATCACCATTTAATAAATGATAATTATCTGTTTTAATTTCTTTTTTATTTATCATAACTTTTGATTTTGCACTTTTATAATCGGCTTCACTTGAGTATTTTGACATTTCTTGTATCATTTCAAAATGTCTTTGTTGTTTTTCTAAAATAGTACTTCTTACATTAGTTTGACTTTCAGGAACTAAAATATGAACTTTAACTTTTTTATTTTGACCAAATCTATACGAACGCCTAACGGCTTGATAAAATGCCTCAAATTTAAAATCATAAGAAGTAAAAACCATATTACAACAGTTTTGATAATTCATTCCAAAAGATGCAATACTTGTTTTTGTAATTAAATTTTGAAATTCATTTTTAGCAAATCCGTTTAGGTATTTAGCTTTATATTCTGGACTATCAGAACCTTGAACATTAATACTATTTTTTAATTGTTTTTTTAATACTTCCGCTTCATCATTTTTTAAAGTCCATATTAACCATTGCTCATCTGAATTATTAACAAGCTCTTTTGTTTTTTCAATTCTTAAATCAAAAGAACGTTTTAAATCTTTGTGTAAATCAGTAGCACTAACCGCAACATCTCCGAATAAAGTTTCTGTATTATTTTCAACAGGAATAATATGCTCTATAAATTCAATTTCAGGTAAATCATATCCTTGATGTGAAAATCCTAATGTATCAGGTTTATCACAAGCCATTGACCATGTACAAACATATTTCCAGAATGGGTCTTTTGCGTGCTTTCTTAATCTCCATTTTGAAGTTTCTCCTCCATCATGAACAAAGAACATCGCTAACATTTCTAAATAACTCATAGCCCCTAAAAATTCAGAATGTTGCCCTAATTCCATATGGTCGTTTGGTGATGGTGTAGCGGTACAAGCTAATTTATAAGGTGTATTTTTAAAACTCGATATAATAAGACTTGACAATTTACCATCTCTACCTTTTAAAATAGAGCTTTCATCTAAAACAACTCCAGCATATTGATTGATATTTTCAATATTTTTTAACTGGTCGTAGTTTGTAATGTCAAAACTATCTAAAGAAATACCAAACTTTATAGCTTCATCTTTTGTTTGCTCTACAACCGCTAAAGGTGCTAAAACCAATACTTTCTTTTTAGTTTCATTAAATACAGCTTCTGACCAACTTAACTGCATTAAAGTTTTACCTAAACCACAATCAAAGAATAAAGCAAATTTACCTTTTCTTAAAGCCGTTTTAACTGCGTACTTTTGAAAGTCAAATAAGTTTGAATTAAGGTTATTTTCTTCAATATCGAATCCACTTTCGATAAATGTTTTTTTCTTAGTGTCTAAAAATTTTTCATATTCTGTCATAACTTATTTATTTTTTCAATTTCTAATTTTTTCCAAGTTCCGTTTTTTAATCTACTGTCTAAAGTAGGTCTGCTGATTCCTAATTTTTCAGAGAGTTCTTTTTTTTCGTACTTCAAAAGAAGTAATTTAATTTTTTCTTCCATTTGTAAAATTTTTTACGTTATTAAGTTTAAAAATAGCGGACACTATATCCGCTTTGTTGAGTACAAATATATAAATTTATTTTAATAAATACCTAATTTTTTTATTTTTTATTTCATCAGGTGTATTATTAGCCACTTCAATAGCTTTTAATCTGTTATCTTTTTGGATTTCGTAAGCGGTCGGGATTTTTTTACCAACCATTACTATACTTTTACGTTTTGATAATTTGCTCATATGTTTTAAAATCTTCGTTAGTCCAGTTTTTGTAAACTTTATCGTTTAAATATGTGTTAATTTTTCTTAAATTTTTAGCCACTTCTAAAATGTGCGGTCTTTTAATTTTTGATTTTATTTCGTCTATTTTATTTTTTCTAATTGTTACAATGTTAGGCTTTGATAATTGTTTCACTTTTATTCTTAATGCATCAAAATCGTTTTTTTCTTTAACTTTTAAAAATAAAAACTCTTTAGATTTTTTAAGTAATGATTTGTCCTTTTTTTGGTAACATTCTAAAATTAATTTAAAGTAAACATCATTCTTATAATTGTTGTAGGTTCTTAAAATGTAGAAAACAGTTGTCCTATCTTTTTTAAGATTTTCAGCTATTTCTATAATATTCATATTTTCAATATTTTCTTTTGTATAGATTGCTCTCAAATAAACAAATAATTTATCTCTTTTATTTGTTGTGATGTCTATTCCGTAAAAATCTTTTATTTCTTCTGTTGTCATTTTATTTTTCTTTTATTAGGTAATACCATAGCCAAATTATTTTTGACCTTAAAATTTCGTATGCAATCCATATTAAAATGTACTTCATAATCCTTTTTGGTTTTTATAGATTTCTAATAGTTCTTTAACATCTAAATTTATAGTCATCCATTGACCCTTATCAAAATACCAATTTAAAAACTCAATAGCGTAATCATCTGCTATTTGTTCTATGATTTCTGCCGTAGGTGTGTAAAGTCTTGAATAATCAGTTGGCTTATTACTATGTGCTTTTTGTATTTTTTCTATTAATTTCATGATTCTAATTTTAAAAGTTTCATTACCTCATCAGGTCTTTTTGCATACTCTTTTAGGATTAAATCCATTTGATGATAATCTGTAAGCACTCTTTTACTCATAGTTTCAAAAAGATTTTCCATACTTTTAAAAACTTCATCTACTCTTTGCGTATCTACATCATCTACCTTTTCAAACTCTTTACGTTCAGCATTAATTAAAATGTTAATACAGGGTCTTAAAACCTCTTTTAAACGCCCTTTATAGTATTTACTATGCTTTAGTATTTCGTTACAATGTAATGCGTATTGATTCGCTAAAATGCTTTTTGCTAAAGCGGTGTTAAATACAATTTCTAAATATTCTTGTTGTGTTACTTGTTTAGTTTCCATTTTCTTGTAACCATAATTTAATAACGTTAATACTTTTTTCCAAATCTGTTTTAAATTCGCCTTTTTTTTCGGCTCTTTCTAATCTTTTTACAATATCAAAAAGATATGGATTCCAATTTCTTTCTGTTGCTACTTTGTAAAGCGTTCCTTTACTATTATCGTAGTGTTTTGGTGTGTCTATTGCTTCGTCTAAATGTATCATAGTTTTTCTATTTCTTGTTTTACTTCTTGCCAATAATTAATTGTTGAATATACATCAGTATTAAATGGATTTGAATGTGGATTACTTGTAATAATATAATCAACTGTTATTAATGCACAAAATTTTGCATTACTCCAATACCTGTTAACAAGTAATCGTTCTTTATCAATCCTTGAATAAAATTTATTTACTAATTCTTGTGCTTTTTCTTGTGGTGTCATTATTCGTAAGATTTAATAAATTGGTCAAGTGCGTTTTTTTCGTTTGGTGTTAACTCGCTTAATATTTTTCCGTTAACTGTCCATTTTCCGTTAATTACTTCGATTGTTAGTTTCATATTTCTTTTATTTCTCTAATTTTTACTAATCTGAATGCTTCTCTGAATGATTTGTATGCCTCATCAAAATTGGAAGCTACTATTTCAACTTCTCTATCGATGCACTCGTCTCCTGTTTCCTTCCAAAAATAAACTCTAAATTTTTTCATAATTAATTGTTGTTAAAAAGTTCGTCTAAAATTGTAATAAAATCTTTGTCATACTTTGTTAAGTCTTGAACTAAATGATGTGCGTCAGATACGCTTAAATTAGTCCAGCCATAGGTTTTTTTAAGGTTTGAAATAATACTACCATACAAAGTAGGATATGTTATTTGGTTTTCTAATAAAATTAATTGATTTTCTTGTGATAATCGTTCCCAAAGATTTTTCATAATTATTGTTTTTTAAAGATTAATATTCCACATATAAGCAATGCACCTGACATTACTAAAAAATTATCGGTACTCATTCCGATAGTTGCAACTGATAAAAAGATAATTGTTTTCATATTGTTTGATTTTGATATTGCAAATGTATAATGAAAAAACTTTATAAAAAATTTTTTTATTAAAAAAGTTATTTGTATGTTTGCAGAAATCAAAACTTAATTATGAAAATAACAACAGAAACAAAAGAACAAATTTACATTACCGAGTTTAAGAATTCAGATGTATCTTTAGAACAATTATTTGATGCGTTTAAATCACACCTTGTAGCGTTAACATGGCATCCTATTACGATTGAACAATATATAATAGAATGGTCAGAAGAATTAAAAGAAAATAACAATGAAAATAATTGAATTTTTTAAACAACTATTTTGTAGGCACAGATGGGCTTACAATTACAAAAAGAAGTATTACCGATGTAAAGATTGCCACCTAAAAATAAATAAGATATGAAACAAACAGCAGTAGAATGGTTAGAAGAAAAATTTAAAAATAGTCACGCAAACTTTATTAATTGGTCTTTAGAAAATTTTGAACAAGCCAAAGAAATGGAAAAGCAACAGATAATTAATGCTTACGGAAATAAAACTAAAAAATCAGGTAGTATTTCAAATTCAACTTATATTTTAACAGGAGAACAATACTACAACGAAACATTTAAAAAGAAATAAGATGAATATATTAGAAAAACTAATCAAAGAAAATGCGAAAAATAAAAATCAATTCGCTAAACTTGTTAACGAAACACCGCAAACAATTAACGCACAGGTAAAGTCAAAGAATCCATTATTACCAGCGTATAATTACGCTAAAATTTTAGGTAAAAAAGAATTGAAAGGAAATGCTAACGGAATAGAAATCCATATTATATTTGGTTAACTTAACTAAAAAACCACCTTATAACAAGGTGGTTTTATTTTTTATCCAATTAAATACAATAAACAAAACAAATAGTATCCCCACAAGCCACATAAAACGATTTGCGACTATTTTAATAGTTTCTGAATAGTCAACTTGCTTTTCTTTTTTTTCTTCTTTAAAATCAACGTTTTGCTTTTCTTTAATTGTTTCTTTTGAATTGTTATAAATTACCCTTGTGTTATAAATCGTGTCTTTTCCTAAAAGTATAGGTTTATCTAAATCAACAGGTTCTAATGTAAACGAGTTGCTAAACTTTGTTATATCGGTTTCGGTTTCGCTTTTAATTTCAGTTTCTTCGCTTGACTTTTTAATGCTACCGCAAGACGTTAAAAATAAAAGTAAACAACCTAAAAGCAATTGATTTAAAATACTTTCACTTTCTGCACCCCAAAACATTTCACATTCTCCATCTTTGTAAGGTACTTCTGTAAAATAATATTGCCAATCCCCATCTATTGCCTTATACCTTTTGCAATTGTCTTTTAACGGACAATTAAATCCGCTACATTTTGTTATATCAGCCATAATTATATATTTTAAAAAAACAAGTTTAATGATAAAAATAAAAAACTAAATAAATGTGTAATTCGGGCAATCTGTCCGTTAATTTTATGATGTAAAAATCCCTC